TCATGAACGTTTCGATAGTAAAGGCTGTATTTCAAGTGAATCAAGCAGCCCTTTGCTTCTTTCCCAAGCATCAACAGCTTTAATACCATAACGGCTACTTGAACGACCATGAGCTTTGATCACTGGTTCAGGAAAATCCCTGTTATTACGCCAGTTGATCAAAGTGCCTTTGGTAACGCCGTAACGCTTCAATAATTCAGGGGTTGAGATATATAGTCCCATTTATAACACCTCCTTCTTGATATCAATTAACTCAAACGGTAATTTGGTGTCCAAGCCTGTGTGCTCATCAATTTTCATAAAAGTAATCCAGTGAGTATTCGCACGCTTACCACTGATGTGTCCAAAGACAGGCTTTTGATCTGTTAAAGCTAAAATTTCACTGACTTTTATTTGTGTTTCATTCCACTTGAAAATAAGTACACCGCCGTTGGCCAACACGCGAAAGCATTCTTCAAATCCTTTTTGAATATCTGCCCGCCAATTTTCTTGAAGTTTTCCATACTTCAAAGCAAGCCAACTTTCTTTTCCTGCTTTGATCAAATGTGGTGGATCAAATACAACTAAATTGAATTGACCATCTTTGAATGGCATTGCTCGAAAATCCATTTCAATATCAGGCGATACCTCAAGAGAGCGCCCATCACATAAAATGTGTTTTTCAGTTCGAATATCTCCGAATACCACATTGGGATTTGTACGATCAAAATGCATCATGCGAGAGCCGCAGCAGGGGTCAAGTATTTTTGCTGTCATGACTTTGCTCCTGTGCTTTTGGTGGTTCTGGTAATAACGCCCAGTGTGTAATTAATTCTTGAACAAATGCACAGCCATCAATTGGGCAAGCAAAGCCAAAAGGGTGTTTATATTCAGCAGTTAGCTGTTCACTCGCAATAAAGATTTGATAACGACCATCAATGCGAGGTGATTGTTTCGTGTAATCAATCCATTCAATCATTTCACCACCTAATTGGCCGCACTCAGTACGGCCTTATCTGATTAATTACCGAAAAGCTCTGATTCGCGTTTTTGTGCGGCATTAGTAATGCGTTGCTGGTCAGGATCAGACTGTTCCTCATACATTGGATCAATAAAGATGTTGTTAATTTCATCTTGGTTTTTAGCAGCTTCAATTTCAGCAATCGCTTTATCTACCCAAGGGGTATCGTCTGTATCAAACATGGATAGCTGATTTTCTAAAAACTGTTTACGTGCTGCATAGACGTTAAGTACATCGTTCATATGGTCAGGCGTAAGGTTTGGCTTATTGTCTCGGATGGTCTTTGCAACGGCTTCCAGTTCAGTAATATTTTGGGCATTGCCGATTTGGATTTTTAAACCGCCAATGATCTGATCTGACTTAATCTCGTTTACTGCTGGAGCTTGTTGAGCTTCCTTTTTTTGAGCAACTAATTTTTCAGCTTCTTTTTGCAGTCTTTGCAATTCGCTAACACTTAAGTTGTCTTCCGATTGAGTTGGTTCAGGCTCATTTGTTTTAAATTCTGCTAGACGTTTAGCTATTGCCTCATGAAGCGGGGCATGCTGTTCGGCAGACCAAGCATTTGTATATTTAACTAATGCACTAACTTCATTTGCTGTCTTTGCTACTTTAGAGCGTTCGATAAGATCTGCGAGCAGTGTCTGATACTTTTCATCATCTTCCTGAATTACAACTTTTTTGGTTTGGGCACGTGGTTTTTTCTCTTGTGCCGGTTCGTCTACTGGTGGTGCTTCTTCCTTTTCAGGCTCAGGCTTTTTTGCAGGAACACCAACATCAGTAACTTTGTATTTATCAGCATTGGCTTTCCATAGCTTGATCAATTCATTGCGTTCTGATTCATCAGATAAGGCATAAATGCTGCTTTCCAGTTCTTCTAGGCTATCCAACGACTTAGCTTTTAAAATTAATCCTTTAATGTGCTTAAAGTCAGATGCATTAATTACTTTTGATTCCGCTTCTGGTGTTACATCAATAATGCGGTCCTGTTCTTCCTCAGCTGAGCGCAAACCCATCAGCAATTCAGGTGCATAGACACGACCAAAGAATGAAGCAGCACGGTAGCGAAGCATTTGCTCTGACATTGTTTGCCATTTGCTACCTTCTTTGGTGTACCAACCCTCTTTAACAGCCATCTCAATTGTGATTTTTGATGACTCTAAGCGTTCACCAGTTTCACGCTCAATAGCCCAAGCCACACAGCTAAAATCATGAATTTTGACAGTTTTAGATATTTTCTTTGGTTTGCGGTTTTCCCAAACAGTTTCCACGCATTCAACTTCTTTTTCGCCCAAATCTTCCAATTCAAAACGAAGGGCAGAGAAACGTCCGCTGCTATTAATACCAGCCATAATGAACTGAGATGACCAAGAGGGGCGACCATTCACCAGATAAAGGTTTTGCATAACCATGAGTGGATCAGCACCCATTCGATTAGACATATTTAGGGCAATTACACAGTTAGATAGGCCATTTGGATTTGGTTCTTCACGCCATAGCTGGTTGCCGTATTCGTCTTTGCCAGCTTTCTTTTGAATTGTTGCGCGGTATTGTTCTGGCACCAGTGTTGAACTAGACAGCATTTTTGCAATACGTTGAGATAGTTCAAAAGCCTCAAGGTTTAAAAGGCCAACTGATTGGTTTGAGTTCGACATTTGAGATTGAGCATTCATTTTTAAAATTCCTAATTAGTTAAAATCGTTTTCTAAAGCTTGTTTAGTCATGTATTGCGGAAGGAATAAATCTTCCATTTCGAGTGAGTAGCCATCCCATTCATTGATAAGAAGAGACTCAGCCAATAATTCTTTTGCTTTGTTGTATCGAGATTCACCGACACTTAAAAATAGGTCTGCTGCCTTGTATTGCTTTACGTTGTGCGGAATTGAACTCTCAGCAACCAATAGAATAAAAGGTGGTTTATCTTCTGTTTGGTAGTACTGCTGGAAGCCTTCACGGTACATAACTGCAGAAAGGTCATAACCAAAGTCAGAACACTTTTTAGAGAAAGCATGTGCACGTGCATCGGTCGTAGTCTTTAAATCCAAGATCAAGCCGTTTGGAAAGGCTTTACAGGGTGCAATGTGCCAGTCAGGACGAATGCGAAGTTCTAAGCCATAGATTGGATCGGTAAAGAAAATACTGGCTTCAGGCATGCCGTAATTGTTCTGCATGTCTGCATAAGAACTGAGTTTCTGTAGGTTGGCCACAATACGTTTTGCACCTTCAACCTGCTCAGCATCCACTAAGATTTTGCCTTGATTGGCTTGTTCCCATGCTAAAGCCTCTTCTTTACCTGCCTTTGTACGGCGGTCAAACTTAGGCGCGATAATGAACTCATGTTCAAACTGTTCAGGCTCTAAAAACAAGGTGTGTGCCAATGTTCCAAAGCTCATAGCTGTTTTGGTTTCGCGTTCAACTTCTTTCAAAATGTTGTTTGAGTAGAAGTGAGCACTTGAACGAAGCATGTCTTTTAGCTGGCTAGAGCTAAATTCAGGGCGTGAGTGGTATTCCTCATTGCTCATTTTTTCAATGAGTGATGCAGTCGGTAATTCTGCAAATGCATTCATCTGATTAGCCTCCAAACACGTTCATAACCGCAAGGCTAATAACAAACCAAAGAACCAATGCAGTAAGAGCGAAGATGCCAAAGTCTTTAAGATTCGCCTTGATAATGGCTAAACGAGGGGTGCGCATTTCTGCTGGAGTAGGGTGCTGGTAAAGCACAGGCTTTGTATTGCTTTCGTTTTTAACGAATGTCGGTGTTTGACTATGTGAAGCTGTTTGTTTCATACTTATCTCGCTCTTAGAGTAAGCCTGCCAGTTGTCGAGACCGTTGCAGGCTTTTTTGTGGGTACGAGACAAATATCGCATTAACGATAGTTTTATGTCAATAGAGATAATTATAAATATCGCAAAAAAGATAAATATGATTTAATAGACAAAATAAAACCCACCGCTGGGGTGGGTTAGATGGAGTTTGTTATGGATAAGAATCAAGAACGCAATGAGTGGAGACAGCAACTCATTTTTGAACTTTTAAGACATAATGTTGTTTATGGTAAGCAATCAATTGATGACCTTGTTGATAGCGCCAAGAAAATTGAAGAATTTGTTTTTAGTGGTAATCAACAATCCAGTTTAGTGGATTAAGTCAAAGGGGTGATTGAAATTCTTTATGAGTTTTCTTTGCCTCATCGACTCTTTTTAAAGCTGTATAAAACTCATCAACCCAAATATCAGCGTTTAAGTCGATATTTGGGTATTCTTTTGCCATATAGCTCATTTTTCGCTTGGTAATTTCAAGTGCAATAGCTTGCTTTACTTCATTATTCACAATTTTCTCCACCCGATTCAAAGGACTGCGTCGGGTTCGCAGTTTTTTTACTAGTAAGACTTACAAAGTGCACCTGTATATCTGTAGTTGGTTACAAAGCCATTGATTAGTTTAAATTCGAGTTTGCAATCAACTCCATAAGAACCACCAGTAGTATTGGTGTAAACAGTATTGCCTGATACCGTTGAAACACTGTTTCTCGGCAATGTAATTGTGTCACTCTGGTAATACTCTAAAATCTCAAAAGATTCGGATTTATACTCTTTGGCTGGTATACCCATTTCATCAATAAGTTGTTCTTTTGATAAGCCTTTTTTTGCTTCCATTCTTTTCTCAAAATTCCCTGTAGTCGCACAGCCCGCAAACAATGCAGAAACCATAAGGGCGAATAATGTTTTTTTGTTCACTACCAATTCTCCATGGATTGCCAAGACCATGCCCAACCGATAACTTCAAACTGCTGGTCTATGATTTCTTGTGCTGTTAATCGTTCTTCTGGGTATTCAACGGTATTGTCACTCACAATTCGGACACCGCCTAAAGGTAACTGGTAAAGTCTTTTAAACTTAAATAGCCCACCATGACAGATAGCAAATACCTTCCCATCTTTAATTTGGGTTCTGCCTAGATCCACATAGACAATGTCTTTATCTTTTATTGTTGGAAGCATTGAATGGCCGCTTGCAGGGAATGCAGCGCAATTACTTCTACTAATATTGCGCTCTAATAGAGGCTGTTTTTTGACTTTAAGTGTTTTAGCATCTCTTTCAAGTACTTCACCAAATGACCCAAATCCACAAGATATCGGAAGCTCATCATAAAATTTAATTTCTATTTCATCTTCACTCTTATCTAAGCTTTTGCCTGCTTTATCTTGATCATGAATGTATTGAGTATCTTCACCCAAAAGTAAGTATTGAGGATTTGTGCCTAATGCAGATGCAATAGCCTGCATATTTTCAGCAGAAGTACTTTTTTTATCATTCTCTAAATCTGAAATCGTAGATTGACCAACGTTAGCTTTTTTAGCTAATGCAGGCTGCGACATTCCTAATGATCTACGCAATGCTCGTATGCGATTTCCTACCGACATAAAGATGACCTCTTTTTATTTATCGCTATTGTGATGCAAAACAATATCGCAATGGCGGTTGATTTTTGTTGATTAAATATCGCAATAAAGATAAATTATCATAACAACGATATTTTAAAGGTTATGGCTATGACTAACTGGAGTCAGTTAATTAGTGATCTTCAAGACAAGAAGAAAGGAAATATGACGCAATTGGAAATTGCTAAACGTGTTCCATGTTCTCAGAACTACATTAGCGACCTTAAAACAGGAAAGAAGGGCAAGCGGATCTCTCATGACATAGCTGAAGGTTTGAAGAAGTTGCATGAACAAATCATTCATCCAGCAGCTTAACGGTGAGCCCATGTCTGAAAAACTCACCGAAAGCATCACTTTTAAATGCACATATGAAGAAAAGCGTAATTTAGAAGCTATAGCGAAATCTGAAAACAAAACCTTATCTGAGCATTTAAGGGGTTTAGGCATATCGAATATCTCTGAAGTTCGGGAACGATTAAATAATCTCGCATCACTCATGCGTCTGACCACAGATACCGTAGACACGTCTTTCGAGCTTCAAGCTCCTCCGCGCTTTATTGATGTCACACCAAAACCACAGGCACAAAAAAAAGTCCAACCGTGCGACCAGTTGGACTTTCTTGCCGTTCACTCCGAAAAGTAAACGACTAGGTTGGAACCCGATGACGAATTTAACACGAATTAAAAGCCAATTAAAAGATCAAAAGCCGAAGTTTATTGAAACAGAGCTAGGCACAGAAAAGCTCTGTATTGAGTGTCAGGAATACCGGCCTTTGGATGTTGAGTTTTGGTTTACGTATAAAGGAAAACTTAAGAAGGATGGCTCTAAAAGTACTTGCTACGAAGCTGCTTGTAAAAGTTGTTATTACATTCGGTACAAGCCACATCTTCAGCAACGTGCAAAAAAAGACATCCGTTCTTATCACGAAAGAGGGTGCGGGTCATGACAGCTGTAAAAGTTATCAATTTTCCAAAGCAGCAAGCGCCGCAGCCAAAACAAGAGGCTGGAAAAAGCATGTATAGCGATAAGTTTGTACAAGGCTATGTAATGTCTAGCCGATTGTATAGAAAGGAGGTCTGGCCGTTTCTAAGTGATGCGGCTAGAAATGTCTATGCGGAACTCGAAAACCGCATTAATGGACACAACAAAGAATCAGACTTCGTAAGCTACTCTCAATTGCAGGGTGGCGATCTTGAGGGTTCACGCCAATTAGGACGAAAAACTGTATCTTTCGGCATCAAAGAGCTTATAGAACTTGGTGTCGTATCTATTGTTGAATCAGGTAAACAGGGTGTAAAAAAATATAGACTGAACGATATTTCATTAAAAGATCGGTTCACTAAGGAAACTAGTTCACCTACGACACCAGTTCACAAACAAAACCAAGATCGGTTCACTAAGGAAACCAAAACTGGTTCACCTAGTGAACTCACAATAGATAATAAGAATTTATTAGATATTAAAAAAAGAACTTCCCTTGTGGATAACTCAGAAACAGAATTCTTTAACGATTCTGTCGAATACCACGGTGACAACAAAAATCTGTACAGCTTGAGAGAGCTTGCAGGTGTCTACACGATTCAAACTGATCTTGCTGACCAAGCAAAGCGAATCAATCCAAAGCTTGATGATGCAAAAATTCTGAGCGAGTTAAAAAACTTTGCACAGTGGTCTACCAGTCGAGAAAAAACCACACCACAGGGTTGGATGAATTATTGGATCTACCGTATTCAAAAACTTTCAACGACCAAAGCCAAATCTTCAAAACCGAAAAGCAAAGGCTTGTCCGATGCACAACTGAATTACTTCGCTTCAGAGTTGTGCAATCACCATGACTTTAGATCAAAGCACTCAAACATCGGTGAATCTCAAAAAGCATTCGAAAGCCGAATAAACACGAATATCCGTAAACCTGAATACGCGGATACTTATGGTCCATATCTGCATGAGCTTGGCTTTGTGGTTGATCTAGGGGCAAGCCTATGAACTCTCAAAGCAAACCTGAAGGGGCAACTCACTACGAAGCAGACGGCACAGTTTGGAAAAACGAAAAAGGACTTTGGATGTTTTGGCGAGAGGGCTGGGGATGGTGTCAGTACGTTGGTAAGGCCAGTCATGCATTCCTGAACAAATTAACTGAAATCGGGGCTTAATCATGAGAATGAGCGAAAGAGAGCTAGAACTTCATTTAAAACGCCACGAAAAGCGAAAAAATCACGCATTGCAGCAATCTAAACAGAAAAATGATGCAAAGGTACATGAAGCAAATCAAAAAGCCTTAGACGCGATTACAGAGCCAAATACGAAAGGAGAGGGGAAAGTAATTTTAAACTGTGAAATTCCATCGGTTCCACCATCCGTAAACAACTATTGGGACGGTACTGGACGTACATGCAAAGTTAGTGACCGTGGTCGTGATTTTCATGACCTCGTTGCTATGACTATCCCTCAATTAAACACCACGTCACGTCTAAAACTAGATGTGACTTTTCATTTTCCAAATAAACAACGCCGTGACATCGACAACTTCTTAAAAGCAACGATCGACAGTCTTGTGAAATGCGGCTTGTGCGTAGACGACGAGCAATTCGATGAATTAAGCGTAAAACGTGGGGAAGTTATCAAAGGCGGTCTTATAAGAATTACAGTTCTGGAGCTTCAAAAATGAGTGATTTAGTTGTTGATTCTATAGTGTTTGCACAGTCTCCTCGCGCGCGCGCGCGTTTCATCAATCAGCGTACGAAAAAGAAGGTCAAAGAATTTCTAGTCAAGCGCCGTGGCTATAAGCGTCCAGACTTCAACCGAATGATCTTGGATCTAGGTCGCTTGAAATGGACACACGAGAAGATTGCAGACGTACTACCAGTGTCTAGTGCTTCAACGGTCAGCGAATGGGCTAGAGGCGGTATTCCGAACTATGACAATGGGGATGCACTTATTGAACTTTGGCGGTCTGAGACAGGCATTCAACGCTTTCCACGTGATGGGGAATGGGCAACGTACAAGTACAAGATCGGGCAATTGGATATGTTTGAAGATTGGGATGAGTTGGACGGTGTTATTGAGCAGATGGATAAGTAATTTAAAATAAAAATTGCTTTTTTATTATTTTATTACTTATCCACAATATTAACTACAACACTTAATTACATGACTTAAATGGCAAAGTATTGTCAAACAAAGGCTATAACAAGGAACAGTAAGGGGTAGAAGCTTTTGAGACTCTAAAATATTAATTTAGATCAAAATATTTAATAAATTGTCAATATTGTAGTGTCTACGAATTTCCCGTATCTTGATTTTAATATTTAATCTTGAGCTTATGTATATGGGTTTAGAAACTTGATTATAAGTTGAAATAGAGAAGAAATAGAGGCGCTGAAACCCATCGCAACCTACCACAGCATTAATGGGTTATTCAGCTATTCCATAAGGTATTCATCCTTAATGGAGGATTGCAAACTGTTGAATGAATGCATGATCTAATTTAAGCATCTTAACTTTTGTTAATCAATGCTAATTCTAATTCATTTGTATCATCTAGCAATCAGACAGAGGGGCGAGAATACCACCACTTTTATTTATAAAACGGGTGCAGTATGCGATTCGCGATATATAAATTCTTTGAAGTACTAAGCTATCTGGCTGATGCTTTACAAGTTTACAGTTTCTTCTTTTGTTAGAGTCAAAATTAAGCCTATCTTCGGACGGGCTTTTTTAATTTATATATTTTCTTTTTTGAGATTTTTTATATGTGGGATTGTTTAGTTAAGCTTTCAACGTGGGCTGAAGGTAACTCGGGACAAATTCAGATTGTTGTCGCAGTAGCCGCACTTTTTTTTGCATATAAGGCTTATTTAGGATTAATGATTCAACTAAAGCATTCAAATGAGCAAGAAAATGTTGCTAATGAACAAAGGTATTTTGAGTTATATATCAAAATCATTTCTGAGTATGGAGAAATTTACTATTTAACAAGAAAAACTGTTACTAAATATCAAGATATTATTGCTGATTATGAGTTATTTCTTAGAGAAATTATAAAAAAAAATAGCAATGATCCCTTAAAATCTAGTGTGCATGAATGGATCAAAACACTAAAAGAGCAAGAAATTAAAGTTAGAAGTATGGAGATAGAAATAAAAGATCTAATGGAGGAATTTAAAGAATCTGAGGGTGGCGATATAGATTCAATACAGCTTATTCTTAAAAGATTAATTCCTCTTAATTCTAATTTAGGTAGAGTCGGGGAAACACCCGATAGAATGAGAATTAATCTTCGTAAACTAAAAGCAAAACTATCTTAAGTTTTGAGTAAATCACCCAACAAACCGCTACACGAAACCCTGCACATTAGCCCTATCAACCAATGATGGGGCTTTTTTATGGCTACTACACCACGACGCACCACACAAACACCGGGTGCAAAAAAAGAAACAACGACCACGGCGCAGACCTCAACAGATGACGTAATGGATGCTGTGTTGGGGAAATCAAAAGAGTCGGATGTTGTTGAAGACACTCAACCAGTAGACCCAGTGCAAACACCGCAATCCGCTGAAGATGTGCTGGCCGATATTCTCAGTGGCGAAGATTTAGGCCAAGAGGAAGCACCAGAGGGTTTCATTTCTTTAGAGCAATTCGATGCAGTTGCCGCACAGCTGGCAATCAAAGAAGAAGAACTAAAAGGTGTAACCGCTGAGCTTGTTGCTGCTCGTAAGCAAGTCGTCAAGCTTACTGGCGGTCAAAATCAACAACCAACAACCCAAGCAGTAGCACCAGTGCGTAAAAAGCCTGTACTTACCGCTAAAGGTTGGTCAGTGGAGGGTTAAACATGTGCGGCAAACCAAAAATCGTTCAACAAGATCCTGAAGGTGATGCACTTAAAGCAGCTGAAAAAGCAACTGCTGAAGCGAATGCTAAACGTGCTGGTCGTCGTACTGCAAATACAGACAGCCGAAGTGTTCTTGGTTCCAAAACTGAAAGCAAAACAACTCTAGGCGGTGGTGGCTAATGGAAAATGACGCTCGTATCTATTGTGCTCGCTTAGGTCAGCTTAAATCTGCGCGTGCGTTACATGAATCACATTGGGCAGAATGCTACCGATACGGAGCACCTGAGCGTCAACAAAGCTTTAGTGGTTCAGATGTGAAGAATCAGCGCGAGACTGAACGTGCTGATTTATACGATTCAACAGCGGCAGATTCAGTTCAAGTGCTTGTTTCAATGATCATGAACGGTGTAACACCTGCGAACTCTATTTGGTTCAAAGCTCAACCTGACGGCATTGATGATCTTGCAGAGCTTACAGAGGGTGAACGCTGGCTTGAGGATGTCTGCCAATTCATGTGGCGTAATATCCACGCATCTAACTTTGATAGTGAAAACTTCGACACGCTTACAGACGTTGTGACCGCTGGTTGGGGCGTGATGTATGTCGATATTGACCGTGTGGCGCAGGGCGGTTATGTCTTTGAATCATGGCCTATAGGTTCGTGTTTCATCGGTTCAACGCGTGCAGATGGGCTAATTGATACGATTTATCGTGAACATGAAATGACGGCTCAAACTATGGTGAATACCTACGGTGAGAGCAATTGTCATCACTCAGTTGTATCAGTTGCAACAGAGAGTCCAGACACGAAGTTCAAGCTATTACACGTCATTCAACCCCGTAAACAAACAGGTGCCGGGCAAATTAACAAAGCTATGCCTTTTGCCTCATACCACATCGATATCAGCAATAAGCAGATGTTGAAGGAATCTGGGTACCACGAGTTCCCGTGTTCAATCCCACGTTTGCGGAAATTGCCAGGTTCTGTTTATGGCAATGGTCAAATGTCTTTGGCGCTACCTGATGCTAAAACAGCAAATGAACTTGTCAAAAACACTGTGCGTGCTGCTGATCTACAGATCGGTGGATTGTGGATAGCACAAGATGATGGTGTTTTAAATCCTCATACGGTTCGTATTGGTCCACGTAAAGTGATTGTGGCCAATAGTGTTGATTCGATGAAGCGTTTGGATGATGGGACAAACTTTCAAATTGCAGACTATCTTCTGACCAGTCTGCAAGGTGGTATTCGTCGCAAGCTCATGGCTGATCAATTGCCACCAGTTGGAACACAGCAAATGACAGCAACAGAGATTAATACCCGTGTTGAAATGATCCGCCAGTTGTTAGGACCTATGTATGGTCGTCTACAAGCTGAGTATTTGCGCAGTATTTTAGATCGCTGTTTTGGCTTGGCATTGCGTGATAACGCTTTAGGTGATGCACCTGAAGAGCTTTGGGGTCGTAATCTTTCATTCAAGTTTGTGTCACCACTGGCACGTAGTCAACGCATGGAAGAAGTCTACGCAACTGAGCAATACATCATGAGTCTTTCAAACATTGCTCAAGTCGATCAAACCATTCTCGATAACGTCGATTTTGATGCTGTTGCTGTGCTAACAGGGACAGGGCGAGGCGTACCACAAACAATCATGCGTACAGCTGATGAAGTTCAACAGCTACGCCAAGCGCGTCAAAAGGCACAGGAAGAACAAGCTCAGGCACAACAGCAGGCGGCAATGATGGATAAGGCTGGTGATGCTATTACAAAGGGTATGGGTAACCAAATGGCGCAACAAATGGGTACTGAGGTGATGCAATGATCTTAATTATCGCCGTGTTAGCCATTCTTTTGTTGATTGCATGTGTGGCGCTTTGGTCATCCCATCAAGAGCGCAACATGCTTAAACAGCAGCTTATTTATGAACAAGAGGCTAAAGCTAAGCTACTTCCAAAAGATGAGTCAAACGAGCCTGAAATTGAAATAGGCATTCAGGTCAAACGGCGATATTACCGTCCTGTGACTGCGGAAACCTACCGTAATTTATTCGATATCGATGTGAATGGTGTACGTGTCTTAGAACATCTGACATCAATTTTCTGCAAATCAACATATGTGCGTGGCGGTCAAGAGGCTGAGCGCGAGTCTTGCTTTAGAGCAGGAGAGCGAAATGTTGTGGAATTCATCATTAAGCAAATCAATCGTGCAAACGATCCAAACTATAAGGAAGAAGTAAATGACTGAACAAGCAAACCAAGCTGAGAACAATCAAGAGCAGCAAAATCAAAACTCAATGATGGGTGGTCAAGAGCAGCATCAAGAAAACAACACTGGTGCAGATGATCAAAATCAAGGTGGTCAAGAGAATCAGCAAATCGGTGCACCTGAAACAATCGATGGTTATGAGGTCAATGTAGAAGGCTTTAACTATGACGAGTTTAAAGCTATTCCAGAAAACCAAGAGTTCTTAGAGCGTGCGCGTGAAGCTGGTCTAAGTAGTGAGCATTTAGGCTTTCTACTTGGGGAGTATAACCAACTTATTCCAAGCCTTATGGAAGGTAATGCAGCACTAGACAATGAAGCGTGTATTACAGCAATGAAAGAAACGTGGGGTGGGGAAACAGATGCTAATTTTGGATTCGCACGAGCAGCGGCAAACAATGCAATTCAGAATGGCATTTTGACAGCGGAAGAAGTGAATAGCCCTGAATTTGGTAACAATCCACTTGTCTTGAAAATGGCGGCTTATTTCGGTTCACAACTTCAAGAAGATACACCCCCTGATAACACCCAACAAAGCGGTGCATTAGATGTTCAATCATTAATGAAATCGGAAGCCTACTTAAACGTAAATCACCCAGACCATAAACGTGTATTTGCGCAAGTAGAAGGCTTTTATCAGAAGCAATATAAATAAGGGGTAGTCCATGCCAATTGCAAACGAAAATAAAATCACGGCGGCGTTTGTACAGCAGTTCCATGACAATTATGAATCGGCATGTGCGCAGAACGTTTCACGTTTGCTAAAGACTGTAACGAATCGCGGTCGTATTACAGGTGAATCATTCACGATCAATGATATGGGGCAGGTGGAAATGCAACCTTCAGGTGCGCGTTATGGCGATACTGAATGGACAATTCCAGATGCAGGTGTTCGTTCAGTCCTAATGAATGATTTTGATTTATTTATTCCGATTGAAAAGCGTGATGAGCCAAAGTTAAAGGCACACCCAGACGATAAATACATGCAGTTATTGCATAACGCTCACAACCGCAAAGTGGACGACATTATCTATCAGGCATTGATTGGTACGATTGCGCGTAAAACTGTAAATGATGCAGGTGTTGCATCAACTACAAACGTAGCTCTGCCTGCTGGCCAAATTGTTGCCCCAACAGGTATGACGCTTAAACAGCAAATTATTTGGGCTAAGTCGTTATTCCGTAAAAACGAATGTGATGAACAGAACGGTGAGCAACTATTCCAGATTTACACCGCTGACATGATGAATGAATTTTTAAATGACACCACATTGACTAATGCGGACCATATGAAAATTCAGATGCTGCAAGACGGTGCTGTAGGTACGAAGTGGCTTGGTGTTGAGTGGGTTGCATACGAAAAAGTTGTTGCTGGTGCAACCGCAGGTTCCAAGCGTGCTCCGATGTATTGTAAGTCTGCTGTTCATTACGGTGATGCTGCAATTACTGACTTTGGTATCGGTGTACGTGAAGACAAAAAACGTATCAAACAAGTCGGTGGTGTTCACTCAATGGCCGCAGGTCGTGGGAATGAGCTAAAAGTGGTTGCTATCGATTATGACGCTTCTTAAGTCGTAGCTTTGGCCTCACGCTTTACGAGCAGGGCGTGAGGTCTTTTTTAATAACCTAGAATGGAATACCGAAATGAATAGAGCAGATGCAATTGACCTAGATGAGCTAAAACAAAACCGGGGAGGCTGTATTATCCCTGCGGATAAAAGTTTTGATCCGATGATTGTCGAAAAAAGTAAATTTCTATACATGGTTTGCCATGAAGGTTATTTAACTAAAGAAGAAGGCGCCATAGCAAAGGAAAAGCTTCTTGAGCTAATCAAAACTTTTTAATACCCAACAAACCCACTCTTAAAAGCCCTCAAGATCATTAAAACTTGAGGGCTTTTTCATGACAACAACATCAATATCCATCTGTAATGAAGCACTGAGTATGATTGGTGCTAAAGCAATTCAATCCTTTGAGGACAATACGGAAAACGCACGGCGTTGTGCTGCAATTTATGACTCTACACGCCGTGGTTTATTACGTATGCACCCTTGGTCATTCGCCAAGAAACGCGCACAGCTTGCACCAGTGAGCACACATCCTGCTTTTGGCTACAGCCATGCATTCCCACTGCCTAAAGATTTTTTGCGTCTATACGATTCAGGTCAGCATGAATACGAAATGGAAGGTCGCCACATTCTGGCCAACACAAATCTAATTAACTTGGTTTATGTCTGTGATGAAGATAATGAAGAGCTTTGGGATTCTTTATTTTCTGAGTGCATGGCGCTGTATTTGGTGAGCAAGCTTGCAAAGCCCATCACAGGAAGCAATGCCGAAGCAGATAGCGCATGGCAGAAGTTACAGAACATGCTGAAACAAGCACGTGCTATCAATGGTCAAGAACGCCCAGCGCAAGACTTTGCAGCAGATTACACCCCTAATTTGATTGGGGTACGCTACTAATGAAACAGGTCATCACTAAAAATAACTTCAGTGCTGGAGAGCTGTCACCGACGCTTTATACCCGCACAGATATTCAACAGTATGGCAACGGAGCAAAGACGCTTAAGAATGTGATTCCACTTGTTGAAGGTGGTGTACGTAAAAGACCAGGCACACTGTTTTTATCGGAACAGGTTGCTGCGGTACGACTTATTCCGTTTGTGGTCAATTCAGACAATGCATTTCTAATTGTTTTTAAACCGAATTTGGTCGAGATTGTTAATCCGAAAACACTAGAAGTACTTGAAAGTATTGTTTCTCCATACACAGAGAGTCAGATACATGACATCCAATTTGTGCAGTATCGGTATGAAATGTATCTCACACATAGTGAAGTGCCAGTACACCGACTTTTATGTGATACAGCCTTTGATAATTGGCAATTGAATCAGTTTGTTTACACCCATTTGCCGACCGACTCTGAAAATGCACGGTTTCCATTCCGAAAAGGAAAGCCCTCAGGTAAAGACATTGGTGCACTGGTGTCTTTCACACTGAGCTCATATAACAGCTGGGTGAGCACACAGGCTTATTTAGCAGCAGATGTAGTTATTTATGCTGGTAATTACTATCAGGCATTACGTGACAATACAGACAAGCAACCGAATGAAAGTGAACTAGATTGGGCACAGGTTACTGGTGAAGTCGGGGCTACATTCACGGCTACTGATATTGGCAATTTGATTGAAGTGAATGGAGGGATTATTAAGATCACTCAGTTCATTAATGCTGATCATGTAAACGGAGAAATCCTTAAAAAATTAGATGCTGACATCACAGCAATTGAACGTTCTTGGGCAATATTGCCGCCAGCATTTAACGCTACGAATGGCTATCCAAGATGTTGCACATTCTTTAAACAGCGCTTAGTCCTATCGAATACAAAAAAAGCCCCGAACAAGGTGTGGTTTAGTGCTGTCGGCGGCAATGGTAATTTTCTTGAGACTACAGAAGATGGTGACGCATTCAGCATTGTATCTGCATCTGGCCTATCAAACAGCATCTTATTCTTAGAAGCTCAGCGCGGGGTAGTGTGTTTAACCTCAGGTGGTGAGTACATGATCGACTCAGACGGTGCATTAACCCCTACAACAGTAAACATCAATGAACACAGCGCATACGGTGCATATCCAGTTACACGACCTGAACGTGTGGGCAATGAGCTGCTATTCGTGCAGCGTGGTGGTGAACGTGTCCGGGCACTAACGTATCGCTATGAAGTAGACGGTTTGGTATCACCTGAAGTCAGCTCCCTTTCTTCCCATATTGGAGAGCAGCACGGCGGGGTAAATGAAATCTCCTACATGCAAGAACCTGAAAGTTTAGTGTGGTTAGTGTTGGGCGACGGCAAAGTGGCCACAATTACTTTTAACCGTGATCAAGAGGTTTTGGCATGGGCACAGCACGACTTTAGTGGTGAAGTGATTAGCATGTGTTCTATCCCTACACAGCTTGGTTCAGACCGTACTTTTATGTTGGTGAAGCGATCGGGTACCACGTGTCTTGAGGAGGTTTCCTTTAGCGCATATGTAGACTCAGAACGCACATTAGTTGTCGGTAGTGGGCAAGTAGTAAAGCCTAATCTACTTGGTGAGGTTGTGGCCTATCACCAAGGGGATGATTTTATTTATCAGACCAACTTTGAGGAGGATGGGGAACACTTAGTTGTGGGTGATGAGCTAAACGGTGAAGGCATCAAAGTCGGTCAGCCGATCCACTGTACAGTTGAGCTATTCCCACCTGAATTGAATCAAGCACCGCTGTCTAGCATGTTGCATAAAGCTAAGGTCGATCGTACAGCTTTCTTTTTTAACAACACCATTGCACCCGAGCTTAACGGTGAAATGATTGAAATTTTCACCTATGACGATAACCCACTTGCACCACGAAAGCCGCATACAGGCTATCACTTGGAAGAAGGTGGATCATGGGAGGATCTTCATAGAATCCCTTTAGTAATAACACACAACAAACCGCTGCCGTTTCACTTGCAAGCTATCACTATGCAGTTATCAATTAACGAGAAATAACCATGCGAGTGCGTACAGCTAAGCTCCCCGATGTGCCTGCTTTGGTTGCATTAGGGCAAGAATTTATTAAAGAAGCACCCAACTATCAAAACCGTCCATACATGGCTGATAAGGCAGCAGAGCATTTCACTAAATTAATTAATGGCGGCGGTGTGATTTTCATCGTTGAGCAAGATCAAGAAATCATGGGCGGTTTTGCAGGGCGTGTCGGTGGTGACTGGTTCAATAACACCAAAATTGCCTTTGATGACGTGATGTATGTGAAGCCTGAATTTCGCAAGACACGCGCTGCTTATGTACTCATTCAAACGTTCATTGGTTGGGCGGCTGCTATGGGTGTGAATCGAATCCAGTGCGGTACCACGACTGGTGTTGAATCTCGTGCTTGTATTCGACTCTATGAGCATTTCGGGTTTACGCAATACGGCACTGTTTTGGATATGGAGCTATAAGCATGAATGATGTAATCCCACATGAGAATAAAGAGCTATTGGCCCAAATCCTTGGAGAAGTTAAAAACCGTGCATACATAGACGTTGTACGAGATATTCAACAGCAAATTACGGATCAAGCTGAATTGATTGAAGTGCCAGTTGTTCATCATTTTTCACCAGGTGTGTATATGCGTCAGATGGATGCAAAAGCCGGCACGTTGATTGTCAGTAAGATGCATCGAACTGAGCATTTGAATGTTTTGCTAAGCGGGTCGCTTACAGTCGCTACCGAAAATGGCATTGAATATTTAAAAGCACCCGCCGTGATTAAGTCTATGCCCGGCACTAAACGCATCGGTTACTTTCATGAAGATACATCTTGGATGACTGTACACCCAACAAACAGTACTGATTTAGAAGAAATCGAAAAGCAGGTGATTGTTCCTGAAGAAGAGATTGATCAATTCCTTGCATTACTCCAAAGCAATTGTAAGGAGATTGGCTAATGTCATGGGCAATGGTTGCGGCTGCGGCCGCTGTAGCAGGTGCAGCAATTTCAGGTTATTCGAGCTACCAAAATAACAAAGCTGCAGGTGAACAAGCCGAAGCCGATGCGAGTGCTGAAAAAGCGCGTGGACGCTTAGAAGCAGACCGCATTCGTAAGGAGAAAGAAAAAACTCAATCCGCTGCACGTGCTGCTTTGGCTCAGAATGGCTTAGATGTGAATGAAGGCACAGCACTGGTTATCAATGATGAAATTGAACAGGCTGCAAACTACGATGCAAATATGGCAGAAGTTACAGGCTATAACTCCTCACAAAGGTTGAAAGCACAAGCCAGTCAATTCAAAAACAATGCAAATACAGCAGCCGCCACGGGTGTTTTTAATGCTGTTTCGGCGGGTGCTAGTGGCTACAGTGCACTTACACAGCAGGCCAATAAGACGCAAGGTTCGACAGGCGGAGGGTGGAAATAATGGCTAGAATCCCTATGGGTAATTTTGGTAATGCAATGCCTGAAGTTGAGCGTATTGCAGTACCTCAAAACAACTTAGATCAGCTTGGTTCCGCCATTGCTAACGCTGGAAGCTCTGTTCATGGTGCATTTCAGGAAATCGATAAGCAAAAGCAAGAGGCTGAACTCAGTGCCAAACGCCTTGAGCTTTACAACAACGATTTAGCCAAGCAAGAAGCTAAAGTTAAGCTTGATGACATCATGACCACTGAAATGAATGACCAAGTTACGCTTGTGAAAAATGGTGTGTCGAATGGCGATTACAACGCCAAGGCTGGGCGAGATGCTTTAAACAAATGGTCAGAAGATCGATACAAGCAAATTGAATCAGAACTCCCGGAGTTTGCACGTCCAGATTTAAGCAACTACTGGCGTGACAATGTGAATCGTCAGGCTTCAGGTTTATTGCCACTACAACTTCGCGCAGATATGCAAAAAGGTGTTGTGCTTGCTGATCGCTACGGTGACATAGCTTCACGTTATGACCGCAAGCAAGGACGTGTATATTTAGAAACCAATCTTGCAAGTTTGAATCTACCTGCAGCGGATGTACAAGCACGGGTAAATGCCTTTGAATCAGGCCAAGACATTCTCGAAATTGATGGCGTTATTTCCAGTGCTATAGAAAACAAAGATACCAATTCATTGCGCCAGTTGATTACCAAAATGGATAACGGTGGCTTTGGTTATACCGATGGCCAGACATTACAGCAAAAGAAAAATCAGGTTTTAAGCCGCATTGATGCCATTGATACTCAAGTACGAGTTGAAGAAAACAAACGCAATTCAGAAGCAACCAAGCTATTGAATGACTATAAGGCAAACGTACTAACAGGCCGTGCTCAGGACTCAGAATATGAGAACAATGTGAGTAAGGCTGTAGCGGGAACTGAAAGTGAAACTGAGTTTAAATTTCTTCAAAAGCAGTCGGTAAATTTTCAGCGTTTTGCTAATAAATCCACGTCTGAACAGCAAAGACTGATCAATGAGCAAAAAGCAAAAATGAAAAATACACCATCTGCTAATGCTGCAGATGAAGAAAAGATTTTGAATGCCTATGAGGATATTTATAAATCCAAGCTACAGACGGCTAAAACCAACCCTAATCAGGTTGTTCGTGAAGCAGGCTTACAAGTGCATAGCTTAGGCGGAAACACGCTTAAATCGAATCCTACCGCGTGGATTGATGGTGCAGTGGATAACGGTATTAGTCAGTTGTCTTTGAAAGATGCCAACATTACTTTAAAGCCAATTTCTGAGGAAGATTTGCCCGAGGCAAAGAAAGCCTTTGATGGTATGGGAGTCAATGAAAAGCTGAATTTTATTAGTGGACTAATTTCTAAATCCAAAGGGCATCCAAATGGCGCACGTATTTGGGGTGCGGTGCTAGGTCAGTTAGGGTCAGGCGATCAAAACTATGTTGCTGCTGGACTGGCAAAAATGAACAACTATGGCAGTGATGCAGGCAGACCGCTAGCAACTTCAATTATTAACGGCACGCAAATTCTAAAAAACAAACAGCTCATCATGCCTAAGGATGCAGACTTAAAAGCCGCATTTAACAACTATGTGGGTAATACGGTTTCAGGTACGAGCGCCAATAATGCTTATAACGTATTCCGCGCTGTGTATGCCGATACCATGGAGGCACGAAATTTACAGCATGACAAAGCAGATGAGTTACCGAATAAAGAAGTGCTGAAATTTGCTTTGGCTTCTGCCACTGGCGGTGTTCATCAACAGTCAGGAACATTTAAAAATTATATGGGTGGAAAGCTACAGGATTGGAAAGTAGCTATGCCTTATGGAATGACCGATGATGCTTTTGAAAGTCGTCTCGATGCAGGCTATGCATCACTGGCTAAGCACACAGGTATGACTGAAGCAGAGCTTAAAACCTTACGTTTACGTCAATCACCAGTGCGTAGCAAAAAGGGTGAGATTCAATACGATTTACTCAACGAGCGTGGCAATCCATTGCAGATCGATGGTGTTAATTGGCGAATCATGATTAATGGAGCAACTAAGTAATGAATTGGCTCAGTGAAATCGATGATAGCGAACAGCAATCTATCAATGAAATGAATGCAGGCGGTTTGGGTAAAGCACCCAAGCAACCTAAAAAAGAAGTTGGCTTATTTGATGGCGCTGCAACTGCTATCCCACGTGGCGTGGCTGCGGGCGCTGTCAAAGTTTATGACACAGCTAAGAAACCTTTTGAGCGCGTTGCTGATCATTTACAGTACTCCATTGATGATGTGCAAAATGGCGGCTTAGATGGGGTTTTGGATGTACGTGAAAAATCATTTTCAGATGTACATGAGGAAAAAAACAAAGACCGTCGTGATGCCCTAGTGATGGAAGTTGAAGATCTGCAAGATGCACCAAACTCAGGGTTTGTCGGCAATATTCTTTTTGGTGTTTCTGATTATGCTACCCGAGCCTTGGCAGGTGCTCCACTTGGACCGGTGGGCGCAGCACTGACAACTGGTGTAACTGAGGTCAATTACAGCCGTGAAGATTTAATTCGAAAAGGCGTTGATGAAGATACAGCAACTACAACAGCTTTGATCGATGGTGGCGTTGCAGCAGCTTCAACAATTCTACCTATTAGCTATGGTTTTAAAGGTACAGGTGGGCTTGTCAAAGATGCGGCCCTATCGATTGGTGGAGCAACAGCTTTGTCTACTGCGGGACAATATGCAAGTGGTCAAGTGCTTGAGTCTGAGGGTTATGATAAACAGGCTAAAAAGTATGAAATTACAAGGGAGAGTGTCGGCACGGATTTAGCACTAAATGCGCTTATGTTTGGTGGTGCGCGTGGTGCAAGTTATTATTTAAATCGTACCCCTGAGCAAGTCGAAGCCGAAATTGATCAAGAACGTGCGGCACTGGTTTTGAATGAATTGGAGTTTGAAAAAACACTAACACCAGTCAAAGCAACTGATCCAGTTCAGCAAAATAATCATCTGAAGAATCTGGATGCTTCGGTGGATGCAATACGCATGGGCAGACCTGTCAACGTCCAGCATGCGGTTAAGGGTGAAGAAAAGCAGAAGCCAGTCAATTATGAAACTATGGCTTTGCCAAGCAATGCCAAGTCTATTGCACGTAAAGCGCAGCAGGAAGGCGTTAATCCTTCGGTGGCTCTTACTATCTCCCACATTGAAACAGGTGGAAGATTCAATCATACAGCGAAGAATCCGACATCATCTGCACATGGTTTATTTCAGATCTTGGATAAAACATGGAAAGGACAGGGCGGTGGGGATCGTTACAGTGTTGATGAACAGATCAAACAAGGCCTGAAGCACATCAAGAATGCCAATGCATCCATGCGCAAAAGTCTGGGGCGTGAGCCGGTAGAGCATGAACAGTATTTAGGGCATTTACTTGGACCAGGTGGGGCAGCTGCAGTTTTAAAAGCAGATCCAAATGCCAAACTGATTGATGTTGTCCGAAAATACGATTCAAAGAATGCCAATGACATTGTGAACAATAATGGTATGTCTGGTCTGACCGTTGGACAGGCGATTGGCAAATGGCGTAATAAATGGAATAGCTTAAGCTCTCGTTATGGTGGTAATGGTACAAGTACTGCAATGGGCATGGATGGCTCAAGCTATGACATGGCCTATGAAGTCAAATCGCTGGATGAGCTGATTGCATCTAATGATCTGGCATACGGTGTAAATCCACTTTATCCAGCCGATCTACAACCACGCGACCGAACCCGCGAAGCATCACGCCAACAGATCGAGAATATGGCAGATGACTTAAAGCCTGAGTGGTTGGGTGAGTCTGCCAAGCTTTCAGATGGTGCACCAATTATCGGCGTGGACAATGTTGTTGAATCAGGCAATGGTCGTACGCTGGCAATCAACCGTGCTTATGAAACAGGCAAGGCAGACAACTATCGAGCATATATTGAAAAATATGCTGCTGAAAAAGGTTGGGATATTTCAGGCATCGATCGACCTGTTTTAGTCCGTACACGCTTAACAGATACTGACCGTGTGCAATTCACTAAATTAGCCAATGAAGCCGATGTGGCGCAATACAGCGCGTCAGAACGTGCGACCAGTGATGTAGATCGCTTGCCTGATGCATCATTACTTAAAATCAATAATGACGGCTCTATCAACTTAGATGGTTCGATGGACTTCATTCGTGGATTTGTGAACTCACTCCCGGAGTCTGAAAAACCAAATATCTTGACCGACGATGGACGCTTGTCACAAGGCGGGAAACAACGTATTGAATCTGCAATTATGCAGAGTGCTTATGATGATTCTAGTCTTGTAACTAGACTGTATGAAAACATCGATGATGATAGCAAAACCGTTTTAAATGCCTTGCTTCGTGCAGCTCCCCAACTGGCACAATTGGGTGCATTGGTGAAACAAGGTGGGCGACATGCCAACACACTGGCAAAGGACTTATCTCAAGCAGCTCAAAAGCTCAGTGATTTAAAAGCCAATGGTCAAACTGTAGATGATTATTTAAATCAGATTCAGCTCATCGATGACGGTTTAAGTAATGGAGCAAAGCAGTTTTTAAATGTGTTTGATACCAATAAGCGCAGTGCTAAAGCTATTTCGGACAATATTCAAAGTGAGATTGATCGGATCGAGGGGATGGGCGATCCGCGTCAGGGTTCATTGTTTGGTGATGGCCCAGAAGAATCAGCCGCTTTAGACATCATTATGCAGAACCCAGATCAGCAGATTTCTGTTAGTCGTATGCGTCCAGATGGCGAGATGGAAGAAATCACCATGTCTTTACGTGAACGACTGGATGAGCTGGAAGCAGAAGCACGTCAGGCACAAGAAGATACTTTGGCCGCACAAACGGCCATTAGTTGTGCTTTACAGTTTGGAGAATAAATCGTTTAATCATTAAGCGGATAGGGTCGCCCCCGAAAGGCATTTAACCTGAATGCTTTCCGTATTATTTTCAGGTATTGCAGGGGTGCAAAATGTTAAAAAACTTAAAAGGATATTTAAATGGAATATATTAAATCTTTTTTAGATATCTTTAGAACTCATAATGTCTTGTTGTATGTAGTTTGTATAACAACGGCATTTCTATCTTACAATATATTTGGTGCAGCAGATTTAACTGGATATACAAATATTAAATCTGAATATAAAAACTATACTGGATTAGTATTTTTCTTATCAGCTATTACAATATCAATTTTAATTGCTAGATCATTATATAAATTTATATTTAATTACTGGAATAACAGTAGATTAGAAAAATTATCTGAAGATGATATAAAACAAAAAATTAAGAACTTATCTAACAAAGAAAAAGCCGTTTTACTTCAATTTTTTATTCAACAGTCAGAAACTATTTGGTTGCCCTTTCAAGCTCAAGAGGTAGCTGAATTAATTAATTCAAACTTGATTTATGTAGTAAATAATATATCTCGAATTACTCAAGCTGGGCATGCTTTGCTAATGAAATTGTCAAGAGATAATATGCTTTTACTTGCTCAAGAACATCCTAATATTTTTTCAAATGAATTTGATCAAGATTTAATAAATGATTTAGTTCAAAATTATACTCCAGCTTCTGTTATAACTGTTATAAAAAGCGGACGTCTCCATGGGTATTAGTCTAAAATAATTTACCCAACAAACCAGTTTAAAAACCATGCTCAGATGATGAAAATTATCTGAGCATTTTTATTATGAAAGACCAATGCAAGGCCGCCGTAGCAAAGGCACTCGGCAAGGCAACTTTAAACCAGCAAGAAGCCACCGACATTGAAAACCGGATCAAGGACGCGATGAAGTCTTTGGCCAAACAGGATATTCAGAACTGGCGCAATTTATCCGATGCTGAAAAACTGGTGAAAGCCGGTGAATTCGTAGCAAAGGATATCCAGGAACAATTAAAAAGAAAGCACGCCATTGCAGCACGCGACATTCTCACTCAAAACAAGAACCTTGCGCAGCTTGATCATCCTACCTTATCTGCATCCGAAGTCGTGGACCGCATGGTGGCGCCGCATGGCGATATGTCTGGCATCCAGTCTATTGACTCCAAAGCACGTGCGATTGCATCCGTTTACCGTGGTGAGCTAGTGGACTTCTATACTAATGTCAAAGGCGGTTTAGGTGTATTTACCGATGTTGAACTGGTACAAAAAATTGTTCGTGAACGATTCAATGACAGTACAGGCGACCCATTGGCTAAGAAGATCAGCGACAAGATGGGCGAAGTGTTTGAAGGTATGCGCGAGCGCTTCAACCGTGCTGGGGGTGATATTGGCAAACTGGATGATTGGGGATTGCCGCAGACGCATAACCTAGAAAAGATTGTAAAGGCAGGCAAACAGGAGTGGGTGCAGAAAGCAGAAGGCTTAATCGACACTTCCAAGTATGTGCATGAGGATGGAACGTACTATTCACAGCAAGATATCCGCGATCTGCTTGAATATTCATTCGACACCTTGAGCAGCAACGGTGCCAATAAAACCGAAATTGGTCGTCAGTCCTTTGGTGGTAATTCCAAAGTCACCAGCCGACATTCTGAAAGTCGTGTATTGCATTTTAAAGATGCTGAATCATGGATGGAATATCAGTCTGAGTTTGGCGGCATGCCGTTTGTGGATCTGATCGAGGCGCACGTAAATGGGCTATCTAAAGACATTGCTATGGTGGAAAATCTTGGCAGTAGTCCCAAAAATTCCATGCGCATATTGATGGATGCAGCAGAGCAAAAGGACTGGCAAAAGGGATTAGATGCGGATACCACAGCCAAATCACGCAAACGCGCACAAACCATGTTTGATGAGTTCACTGGCCAGAATACACCACAATCCGAAGTGTTAGCCAATCTTGGTCTTGCATACCGATCAATGAACGTGGCATCCATGCTAGGTGGTACCACAATTTCATCCGTCACCGATCAAGCAATGATTGCAAAGACTGCATCGATCCATGGCATTGCTTACCGTAAAACTTTTGGTGAGTTGATTTCACAGCTTAATCCGAAAAATAAAGAAGATCGGGAGCTGGCGCATAGCTTGGGTTTAGCAACAGAAGAAATGCTCGGTTCTATCGCACGTTGGTCAGATGATGGATTAACTTCCGTACATGGCAAGTCACAGAAGTTGGCTCGAGTGTCTAGTGGTATTGCTTCACAGGTTATGCGCGTTTCAGGGCTGAATGCACTCACAGCCGCCTCAAAAGTCGGTTTTACCAAAATGCTTATGGAGAAATACGGGCGTTTAAGCCGATCTAAAGCATGGGCCGATCTGGACGCAATGGATCGTGAGCTCATGGAAAAAACAGGGCTGAACGAACGAGCATGGGAAGTGATGCGCTTAGCAGATCCAGTCGTTGATCGTAAAGACAATCAGTTGATGTCAGCGCGTTCTATCTATGAAATACCAGATAATCAATTGACTCAATTTGGCGACCCACAAAAGGTACGTGACGAAGTGGCCACACAATTCCAAGCACACTTGCTGGATGAACAGGGCATGGCAGTGGTTGAGGCTGGATTGCGCGAACGCACATGGATGACACCAGGTATGCGAAAAGGCACAGCCATGGGTGAGATTGTGAAATCCATGCTGCAATTCAAATCTTTCTCAGCGGCATTCCTTATGCGTCATGGTAGCCGAACAATGGCGCAGCAAGGCATGCAAGGAAAGGCTGCTTATGCAATTCCATTGATTGCTATGACTACTGTTTTAGGTGGCTTGGTGGTGCAACTCAAAGAACTGGTGAATGGTAATGATCCAGCTACAATGTGGGATAGTGACGATCTGGACAAGACGATTGACTTCATGAAGCGCTCATTTGTTGCTGGTGGTGGCTTGCCAGTACTAGGTGATATTTTAGTTGCAGGAACTGATACCAGTGGGCGTGATGCTGGTGATTTTATTGCAGGCCCATTTGGATCAGATTTTAAATCTTTACTATCACTGACGGTTGGGAATGCAACACAACTATCAGACGGCACAGACACCAATGCAGGCAATGAAACCTTTAAATTTCTGAAAGGTAAAATCCCAGCACAAAACCTGTGGTACACCAAAGCCGCAACTAATCGCATGATTTTTGATGAAATGCAGGATATTATCTCACCAGGATACCGTGAAAAATTATTACGTAAAGCGGAACGCCAGCACAACCGGACGCGCTTCTGGGGTGATGATATTGGCGATATTCAAGCGCCTGATTTTGATAGGGTTATAGATTAGATATGAAAAGATTATTTGGCTCTTTATGTGTTGTTATATTGCTTACTGGTTGTGCTACAGCTGATATTATTCCTATTGGGTCAAATACCTATATGATTTCTCAAACCTCAGCTGGTGGCGTGTTTAAGGCTATGGGCTCTTTAAAAGCAAGCGTTATTAAACGAGCTAATGCTTTTGCTGAGAGTAAGGGTAAAATTGCGGTTCCTATCGCAGAGAAAGAGACACAGGGTGCACCGGGCAGAATGCCTAATTATGAGTATCAATTCATTTTGGTAGATAAGGATGATCCAAGAGCATCTAACCCTGTCTTAAAAGCAGCACCATCAACTTTGATTATAGAAAACAAATAACTTACCCAACAAACCACAATTTATCCACCTGTATATATGGCTTATATACGGGGGATTTTTTATGGCGGAACAAAAGAAGCAAGGCCACTTAAAGCCTGAAACACGTGAGAAGTTAAAACTGTCTTTGGAAATGTCTGCCGAAGATGCAGTTGATTTAATGACTGAAGCTTATGGGCAAGACATTTTTGATAAGAAAGGGCGTGGCGATAAGGTTTGGCTTTATAAGGGAGCCAAAGAAGCATTGTCATGCATGGAGAAAATTAAACGTGTTTTGAATGACGAGGAGATGACTCGGGGTAATACCGATGATCGTGCCATTACACCCGAACAACAAGCAATGGAGCTGCTTAAAGCCGTCACAGAAAAATTAGAAGCACGTAAGCAACGTCCGAGCTAATTATGAAAGTCAGCTTTGCTGCGTTCTATCTTATTTATGCTGAAACGCTGAATTGGATCGTTCCCGATTTCCATTTAGATGTCTGTGATTTCCTAGAGGATTACGGCACGCTTGGCCTATTGATGATGCCGCGTGGGCATGGAAAATCAACGATTCTTGATATCTATAATGCTTGGAAGTTGTTCTGCAATCCTGAACATTTGATCTTACATCAAGGTGCGACCGATCCCGATGCTTATAAAGTCAGTCGCGGTACTGAACAAGTATTAGAACGTCATCCACTGAGCAACCTATTTGGAATTAAAAAAGCACGTGGTGAGACTCAAAAGTGGTGGGTTTCGGGTTGTACTGACGTTCGACATGGTTCAATTCATGCCCGAGGCATTCTTTCAAACGTGACGGGATCACGTGCAAATGAAATTCAGAATGATGATGTTGAAGTACCTTCAAATATTGGAACACCTGAAGCACGTGAAAAGTTGCGGTATCGACTAGGTGAACAGAGTTTTATTTTAATACCAGGAGGGCAAAGATTATTTGTTGGCACTCCACATACACATGATTCGCTATACACAGATATTAAAAAATTGGGTGCAAAGTGCTTGGTGCTTAAAATGTATGAAAAAGAAAAACGCTTTGAGGGCGTATCGGAAGCTATTGTTGATTTTGATCCAGTTTATGTTTTTAGTGGCATCGGTTCACAAGCCAAACTTTTGAAAGAAGGGATTAACTATAAGTGGGTTAAACAGGGCAATGCATACAAGATCATTTTCACTGAAAGTCATTATTTGATTGATGTCTATGGTGAAGCCTTGTGGCCAGAAAGGTTTACACCACAGGTCATGGAAGAACGCCGCCGTGAGTGTCGCACGATCAATGAATGGGATTCACAGTATCAGCTTCATGCGAAGCCTATAGGTGATGTTCGTCTTGATCCTGACAAGATGATTCCTTATGACTGCGAACCTGTTTTGAGGCGGGCAAATGGACGCCACATTATGCTGCTGGGTGAACGTCAAATTGTGGGTATCACTATGCGGTGGGACCCGTCATCTGGGAAGCTGAAATCTGATATATCCTCAGTTGCTTTAGTGCTTCATGATGATTTTGGTAATAAGTACTGGCATAGATCGGTAGCCCTTACTGGTGAAGTTGTCACTCACGATCCACAAGGAAACATTATAGGTGGTCAGGTATGGCAGTTATGCGATTTGATAGAACATTTCAACGTTCCGGGCATAACCATTGAGACGAATGGTATTGGTAATTTTGCACCTGCCTCATTAAAAGGAGCATTGAAAGCAAGAAGAATCCGCTGTGGTGTTAATGAGGTACATAATTCAGGCAATAAAAATAAGCGAATATTGGAAGCCATTGAAGGGCCTCTCATGTCAGGTCTGTTATGGGTACATACCTCAGTAATTGACACACCAGAAGAAGGAGAAAATAGCTCTAGGCAATACAAAAATATGCGTATGTTTAATCCAGCAATTTCAGATCAAGCTGATGATGATTTGGACTCGTTAGCTGGAGCTATAACAGACTCACCTGAACGTGTAGGAAAAATACACAGACAAAACGAATCGAATGAAAGCCCTAATTGGAGAACAGACGGTGGCGTGATTGAAGCCGCCTTAGATTTCGATTAGGGGGAATAATCATGGCAGTACAACCGCAAACGCCATACAAAGAATATACCGCGAACGGCAGTACCAAGAGTTTTGCCTTAGAGTTTGATTGTTATAATCAGGACCATTTAATTGTACTGGTTGATGATGTTGAGGAAATTGTAGGCACCTGGTCATTAAGTAATGGTGCAGTAGTTTTTGGAAGTGCGCCAGCCAGTGGCAAAAAAATCACTATTCAGCGAAATACACCTTTCCAACGTGATGGTGACTTTCAAAGTTATGACAATTCTTTTCGCCCTGGGCCAGTAAACAAGGGTTTTGATTGGATTTGGTTAAAGCTACAAGAGCTTGGTGTTGCTGATTGGATTTTAAGTAATCGTATTGATGCACTGAAAAACTATGTGGATGATCGAGATGATGAGCTTAGTGCTTATCTAATGGAAGAAATCCGCAAGCAGGGTGTAGCCTTAGATCAGCTAGATGATTACTACAATTATTTAATGAATCGTATTACTGAAATTGCAGTAGATAAAGGGTGGGTTGCAAGTCTTGTTGTTAATAAGAATGGGCAGTCTCAACAGGTGGTTAATGATATTGTTTTAGATCCAAAGCTCGCACCTCTTGGCTGGACTCAAGAAGATTTCAACGATAGTGTTGTTGATGTCCGACGATTTATTAAAAAAGATTTATCTAATGTAACAATAGGTTTACAAGCAGCAATAGAGGAAGCTTATGGCCGAGAACTATATATCCCTTTTGCGCTTAAGATTTTAGATACAATTTATATTGAAAAAGGGCTACGTATAAGAGGAAATCAGAGTGGAGGAGGTGTTGAAAAAAAAGGATCAATCTTAGATTTTTCAGCTCTAAGTCCAAATAAAAATGGTTTTGATGTAGCAAGATCTAGCATAGTTGTAGGGCTGGGACTAGAGAATTTATACTTCAAGGGTACTCGAAATGGTGGCTCTGCATTAAAATTTGGGCATTCTCTTTCTGCTTATATGTCTGACTATGATATTACTAGTGTCGCTATAAGTGGTTTTTCGTGGGGGGTTCGTCAGTCGTTTTGTTGGGACGGTAATTTTTCTGGTGTTCGTGTTCAAAGCTGTACCAACGGCATTGAGAATGGAAACCAAACAAACGCTTTAATTTTTTCTGGTTGCCGAATTGTGTCGATTGATGAGTTTGCATTAACTCATACAAATTCTGAAGGCGTTCAATATGACTCTTGTGACGTTTCTAACTTGGCACGCATGTCAGGCTCCCCAATCACTTTATTCCAATCATCAGTTATGTTTAACAACCCTTACTTTGAGAACCTTGAAGGACCAAGTTCCATTAGTGTTGGCTCTGTTTCAGAGACTGTCGCATCAAAGCTTATGATTAACGCCCCCTTTAAACTCGGTAAAAATATTATAGTCAGTAATTCACTCTCGACAGTAGAAATAAACGGGGTTGATGCGGACAATGTATCCATCGTTGGTGCCACTCTTGGCACAAATATTACTGCTAAAAAATCACTACGACCATTTCAAAAATCAAACAAGTTCCTATTTTCGTGGAATGCGCTACAACGTCTAGAGCTCACACCATACGGCGGGACTACGCTCACTTTAGCTGATTACAGAAACTACGTTTTATTAGGGTCATCCTCTGCTAACGGGGGGTTGCTGTTAGCGACGAACTTAACAATTGGTAGCACATACACTTTTCGGTACTCGATTCGAAAAACAGCCAGTACTGACCAGTTGAATCTCAGAAATCCGAACACATCATCGAGTTTGGGCGCGGATTCCGTGGGTAGCCCCCCTACGGTTCGTATGTGTTCCTTTGTCTCGTTAGGTACTCAGTTAAATATGACCTGGGCAGGGGATATTGAGGTTTTTGGATTGGAAATTATAGAAGGAAACCTAGATGCATTTGATGAGGATCCATTTAAACAAGCTGATTTCGAGCGTGTCGTTCAAGTAACTCGTTCAGCCATACCCGCAACAGGAATTGGAGTATGGAAGGCTGGAGATACAGTAAGCAAAGTAGCAACAAATACGAACCCCATTACTGAATACACTTACAATTCAGATGCGTGGAAACCAACAAAATGGATTATTTTAAATCTACCAACAGCTGGTCTCCCAATACTAACATCAAGCGAAATGGGTGTTGAAATTTACGACTCTACAACTAAAAGTTTTAAAAAGTGGAATGGCGGAATTTGGGTGTAATATTAAGCCATCTAATTTAAGATGGCTTAATTCGTTAAATATTTTTTTATTAAAGGGACTAGAAGGTTAGCACCATAATCACTTAAATGGTTTGTATCAAAGTAAAGGGGAATGCCTTTTTTGTCAGCATAGCAATTTTCTTTATCACAGAATAAATCAGTTGCATCAATAATTTTTACTCCACACTTTTTCACAGCTAAATCTTGTGCAGCATATGATGATTTACTTCTTTTTTCATACTCAACTCTACTGATAACGATGCGCTCATTTGAATTATAAAATGATCTATGAGCCATGGTGGTAGTAACATTTTTATCAAATTCAGGAAAAGGTCTTAATAGATATACATCTCGTTCATTTTTGAATGCACAAATAGTATAAACATATGCATTTGTCATTGTTGATTTGTAAGAATCGTTATAAGAATTGAATGGTTTGTTAATATAACGAGTTGGGGTTACTAAACTATTATCTTCTAATGCTCCACTGAATAGAACATTTAATCTATTAACCACTAAAATTGGTGTATTTTTGTATTTTTCTTGCTTTTTTACAAAATTCTGCATAACTTCGCTGCATTTAAAATTAGGCATATTTAACTTTTTTATACCTATTGTTGTTGGGCAACCGGAATAAGTCCAGTTAAGAACAGACGTGTTGCTTGGTACTGATCTAGCAGCAGCATTCATAATAGTTGCTCCATGACTGTCACCAAGTATAATTAGGGAAACTCTACCATCACCTTTCACGCATTCTGGTACATTTACTCCTGAAGCAATAATACATCCATCTGTTAGGTTTTTTTTGCTATCAGCTTGTTTTGAGATAATAGCAGTCTCCTCTGATAGACGGTTTGGTAGTCCCTCCTTATAAATAACAAAACTAAAAATGAAAGAAGGGATTAAGATATAGATTGCAGTAAATATATATCCATTTTTTAAAGAAAAGGTAGATAGTATATTTCTTGACTTATTTTCAATATATTTATACGACAACCAGCCAAATAAAATTGAAAGAGAAATACCAAAAATAATAGCTATTTTATTATTCTGAATTTCAAAATAAGAGAGATAAAAAACAATAGGCCAGTGCCATAAATAAATTGAATATGATGTTTTTCCAAGGAATTGTGCTAGTTTATTATTGGTTAGAGTAGAGCTATTGTTATTTGATAGTAATATTAAAAATGTCCCGAATACAGGAATTAATGCATTATAACTCGGCCAGAGAGTAGACGATGAAAAGAAAAATACTGAACTGAAAATCAAAAAGAAGCCAATATATTCTACTATATTACTTATTTTTTTATTTAAATATAAATTACTAAAAAATAGATAGATTAGTCCTCCCGCCATCATCTCCCATGCTCTTGTCGGCAATAGATAAAATGCTAAAGATGGATTAATTTTTGAAATAACAACGGAAAGTATGAAGGATGTTATAAGTAAAAATAAATAAGATAATTTTAGAGAGTTAACATATTTTAAATATTTATTCACCAGATATAAAAAAACTGGTAATAAAATATAAAATTGCCACTCAACAGAAAGTGACCAAGTGTGTAACAGTAATTTTTCGTGAGACGTTGCATCAAAATAACCAGCTTCTTTAAAGTATTGGATATTTGAAATAAAACTTAAGCTAGTGATTGCGTGTTTTGCGAAGTCTTTAAGCTCTTGTTGGGTTAGAGTAAACCATCCAACTAATCCAATAACTGCACAAAGAGCAACTAAGGCGGGGATAATTCGATTGGCGCGTGAGAGATAGAATTTTAAGAAATTAAAAGTCTTATTTTCTAAACCCCTAACAATGATGTTTGTCATTAAAAAACCTGAAATGACAAAGAAAACATCTACGCCAATGAATCCGCCAGCGAAGCCGAAAACCCCAAAGTGGAATAGCACAACCAGCGCAACCGCGTAGGCTCTGAGGCCATTAATATCGTATCTAAAGTTTGAACTCATAATATATTGTGTTTTTCTATAAAATCTGCCTGATTTTATAGATTTAATTTTAAAAATGGAATGTATTTTAGTTACACAACAAACAACCACGAGCCTTAGCGCCTAATAAGCCTAGGGCTTTTTTAATGTCAAAAATTCAGGGGGCGAAATGTCTGAAACAACAGGGCAAGCAATTGCCGAAGCAAGTGCAGCAGTTACATCAGTTTCAACCAAAGCAGCAGTTGGGGGATCAATCGCGGGGCTATCGGGGAAGTTTTTGGGACTAGACCCAATCACTGCAATTGGTTTGCTTGTGGCGGTTGCAGGTCTACTGGTGAGCTTTATGAGCTTCTTGATTAATTGGTACTACAAGCGCCAAGAAAATAAGCGTGCAGATCAACTCCATCAAATTGCTCTACGAAAAGCGAATGGTGAATGCAATGTCGAACAAAACTAAGATAGCTGTGACGATGGCAACCGTAATTAGCCTTGGCGGTCTTGCGTGGACGCAAAGCCGTGAAGGAACTGTACTTAAGCCATATTACGATAGTGTCAAAGTAGCAACTATTGGCACAGGCACAACAGTCTACCCAAATGGTAAAGCTGTCAAAATCACAGATCCACCAATTACCAAGAAACAAGCAGCTGAATATCTACAATTCCACATGAATAAGGATGCCAAGATTTTCAATAAAACGCTTGTTGGTATTCCGCTTTCTCAAGCCGAGTATGACTTGTACATGGACTTCACATACCAGTTCGGCACAGGCGCATGGTCGCAGTCTTCAATGCTTCGTAACTTGAAATCACGTAACTACGTGCAAGCCTGTAAGTCGTTATTGAAGTGGAAGTATGCAGCAAAGCGCGATTGTTCAATCCGTTCAAATAACTGTTATGGCGTTTGGACTCGACAGCAAGCCCGTTATGAAAAATGCATGGAGGAAAACTGATGCCCTTACTTTATTGGTTTTGGAACAATAAGCGCTGGACTTTAATCATTGTGCTTTTGATTTATGCCGTGCTTCAGACATGGCAATCCAATTCACTTGCAGGTGATTTAAACAAGGCTAAGGCCGATTGTAAAACCAAGGTGCAGAAAGAAGTCGATAAGGCAGTTAAGCCTTATAAGGATGCAGAACAAGAAGCGCAAGAACGAGCACAGAAAGCAGGTGAGGACTATGAACAAACCAAAGAAGCCGAACGAGTCAAAACAGAAACGATTACACGTGAAGTGCAAAAGATCATTGAGCGTCCTGTTTATATCCACACTAATTGCTTTGATGACGATGGGGTGTCAGCAGCCAATGCCGCTGGTAATACCGGCAAACCTTAAAACACCTTGTCCAGACTTGTTAGAATTGAAGTCTGGCCAAGCAAAAGAAGTACTGCAAGTCATGGTTGATGATCGACGAAAGTATGTAGATTGTAAGCAGCGCCATACGGCTATAATTGAAATTGTAGCAAAGTCCTCCAAATGAGGGCTTTTTGCTTATAATGAATCAGGTATGTTTTTGAATGTGTACAGTAATGTGTACATAAATATTTATAAAATTAAATATTAAATAAAAAATATATCTAAATTAAAGGCTTATATTCCTAACCATCCATATCAAAAATGATAATTGGCTTTTCCACTCAAAAAATCTCCAATGTTTCAAAATTCAGCAATTGCTATAAAAAACAGTTAGCAACTGATCTAGCCGTTTTGCTTTATGCAAATATGGCGTAATTATAGCGTATAGCTGCATAAGCTTACGGACTTGCATACCTCATTGTCAAAAATTGAAGAATATGGGATCTCAATTTTTTAAGTCAGAGTATATAAGATGTGTTAATCGCACATTGATCCACAACAATATTGAACTTCAACATAAGAAATGATTCACCTTATGGAGAAGGAAGAGTTTTTGTAAACATCCGATGAGAACACTTAGAGCAGTCATTATTATAGAAAAACCTCTACTGTTGCTGCTGACCTAAATCAGCCATGGATTACAATGGACTGCATCATTGGTTTTTTCAGCTTTTCAGTACCACTTAGCTATTCGGCTCTCATATCTATCTAATCTATTTCATCAAATGTTCATTTTACATCGATACGCTTTGTTGCACAAACCTATCTCTAAAGGCTTATTCCACAATATAATTCTCAAATGAATAAGCCCACACCTAAAATCTATCGTACAACCAATTGGTCTTCTTATAACAGTGCATTAATAAATCGAGGAAATCTCTCAATTTGGTTTGATCCCAAGACTCAATGGTACGCTCAACCCAAAGGTAAACATGGTCGAAATCAAACTTATTCAGATACAGCCATCCAATGCTGTTTAATGATCAAATCCTTATTTCGTCTCTCTTTACGCATGGTCACAGGTTTGTTCTAAAGTCTGAGTTAAACTTTGTGGAGTTAAATTGGACCGCACCAGATTACAGTACGCTTTGTCGAAGACTAAAAACATATTGATATTGCGATTAGCTATCTAAAAAAGTAGTGATGGGCTACATCTACTCGTCGACTCAACTGGCTTAAAGTTTCTAGGTGAAGGTGAGTGGAAACGTAGAAACATGGACCTGAATATCGTCGCCAATGGCGTAAGCTTCATATTGGCATCGATGCTGAAACCTTGCAAATACGTGCAGTACAGCTTACTACAAATAATGTGAGCGATTCGCAAGTACTCGGTGATTTACTTGCTCAAATTCCCTTAGATGAACGAATTGATTCGGTCTATACCGATGGTGCTTATGACACGAAGCACTGCAGACAAGTCATTCTAGATCGAGATGCACATGCGCTCATTCCGCCAAGAAAAAATGCGAAACCTTGGAAAGATACAAAGACCAGCTCGCTAGAGCGAAATGAATTACTTCGAACAGTTAAACGTTTAGGAAGAACAATATGGAAAAATTGGTCAGGCTATCATCCAGAAGTCTGATAGAAACCAAGATGCATTGCATCAAATTATTAGGCGATAAACTCCGTGCGAGAAACTTTCAAAGCCAAGTCAATGAGATTCATGCACGTGTGGCCGTATTAAATAAATTTACAGATTTAGGCCGACCTCACACCCAAGTTGCCACTTAAATTTAGATAACTTGGAAGAAGTTTAGCTTTTGAATGTTTGTGCAACAAAGCCTGACAAAAATAAAAAATAAAGTGGTTTTTCTGGTTATTTACACAAGAATCGGTTAAAAAAGATGTGGCGAATGAGAATAAAATAGAGAGGAATGGATGAGTGAATTAAATTTAGATTTTTTAGATGAAACCTTAGATAAATATGAAGCAAAAGGTAAGAAAAAGGCCATTAAAAAAATCCGTATTGGTTATATGCTCTATGCAAAATTTATGTCGAATAAAAAATTTGCAGAAAATGTAATGAGTTCATCTTTAGATCCAAATAAGCGGACTTATCGCAATACCAAGATTAAAATTACGCACGATGAATATGAGTTAACCTTTTTACGTAATGATGATTAA